AATGAACGTAAAAAACAAATAGAGCAAAAAGAATCATGAAGTATTTAGATCTTGACATACTGAAAAAGCAGTTGAACATAGATACATGTTTTACCGATGATGATAACTATATCTTACAGTTGGGTGAAGTTGCTGAACAGCGTGTCGCTCATCATCTTGATGACAGTCTTGATTCAATAGCTGAAGAAAATGGTGGAGAGCTACCTGCACCAATCAAACAAGCAATGTTGCTTTATGTTGGTCTTCTGTATGCTAACCGTGAAGGTATAGCTTTCGCTAATCCATACGAAATTCCATTAGCTTACAAATATCTGTTAGCTAGTTATAAAAATTATAATCATTCTGCAATTTAATTATGAGAGCTGGAACACTTACTGAAAGCATTGACATATTGAAAGTTCAAGTGACAACTAATGAGTTTGGAGAGCAGTTTGATCAATATCTTCCTGCATTCTCTACACGTGCAGAAGTTAAGTCAGTTGGTGGTGGTCGTGTTGATGAGAACAATGAGATATTCTATGAATACCGAAAAGTGTTCAAAGTGTACAGATATGTTGATGTAGATGATTTTGACAGGATAATGTGGAAATGTAAGCAATACAGAATACTTAACATAGATGAAAGCAAACCAGAAAACTCAAAGACAATTACATGTGAACTAATCAATCAATGATGAATTTTGACAAATAAATCAATTTGACAATATGAGAAGTATGGATTTCAACTTTAAGCTTGGATTTGATGAGTCAAAAAAATTAAAAGATTATTTCGGTGAATTGTTTGACCAAACAAACGAAGCTATAATGGCTGGTGCAAGGCACGGTGTATCTGAAGCAGTAAACGCTCTAAAACAGAAGACACGTGAATATGTTGTTACTTCACCGTTCAAGTCAGATTCATCAAAACAGTATGGTGTTGGTTTGATTGAAGGTGTAAGAGCATTCATGATGAAAGACACACCTACAGGTTTCGTTCATGTAAAAGGTGACACAAGGCATAATGACGGAACTTGGAGACTGAGGTTTTTTGAAGTTGGAACTCGTAGAGGCATAAAGGCTTACCATTTTTTAAATGATGCTGTAGGAACTCTTGGCAGTGATATAACAAATATCATACAGAAATCAATACAGGAAAAAATAGACGAACTCAATAGATGAAACCATTTCTTGTAACACAGTACATACTTAAGTTGTTGACAGCAGACACGGATGTCAATAAGATCTTTAAGAAGAATATATATCCGTTGAATGCTAAGCAATCGACAAAATTCCCTTTTGCTGTTATGAAAAGGGGTAACATAACACCACACTATTCAAAAGACGGACATCATCAATATGACGTTGACATAGACATTGTAGTTGTTGATGACACATATATAGGTAGTGTGAATGCAGCTGAGGCAGTAAGGAAGGCACTTGAACTTAAGTCATATAAAGACACTAACACAAATGAGACAATCATATCAAGAATCACTTTAGACTCAGCTGATGAGACAATGATAAACGATGCTTTTGTACAAAGCTTACGATTCAAATTAGAAATGAATTGATTCATGCAAAACAACAAACAAATAAATATTTCAATTTTGAAAAATTGAAAATTTTACAAATAAATAAATCATAATATATTATGGCACAATCAACAAATATCGTTAAAGGTGATGAATTGATGTTATTCGATGCTGAAGGTAACGCATTAGCATACGCTACTTCTCACGTTCTTACTTTAACTGGTAACACTACAGACATATCTTCAAAAGATCATGGGTTCTGGGGTGCAAGCCAAGTCGGATCTATCACTTGGGAACTTACAACTGAGAACTTATACACAGATGACGACTATGACAAATTGTTCGACATCATGATAGCTGGTGAGCCTGTTACTGTAGCATTCGCTAAAGCTAGTAACTATGATGTTAACGGTCTTGTTTCAACTGGCGGTTCAGTACAAGCATGGACTCCAGATCAAACTAATTATCGTAGTGGTTTAGCAGTCATCACTTCATTAGTTGCTAACGCAAACACAGGAGAAAACGCCACTTACAGTGCTACATTCACTGGTTCAGGTGCGTTGACAAAAGCAAACTAACCCTTAATGAATATGCTTGACAATTGTCAAGCACGTCTTCAGGTGTTTTAGCAGGGGGTGAAGGTGAGAAATCACCCTTACCCCATTTTTTATTTAAAGACAAATACATAAATCATAATAATATGGCACAAATAATTAAAGGAGACGAAATACAGATGTTCGATGAAAACAATCAGGCATTGTTGTATGCAACGTCTCATACGTTGACTATCACTGGTAATACTACTGACACTTCTTCAAAAGATCACGGATTCTGGGGTGCACAAGAAGTTGGTTCTATCACATGGGAGATTACAGCAGAATGTTTGTATACAGACAATGACTATGATAATCTTTTCAATAAGATGATATCTGGTGAAAGACAGTTTATCAAGTGGGCAAAGGTCGGTAACTATGATCCAAATGGTTTGACATCAACTGGTGGTTCAGTACAGAAATGGATTCCTGCTGATGTTGTAAAACAAGGTTATGCTTACATCACTTCATTAGTTGATAACGCTAACACTGGTGAGAACGCTACATTCAGTGTTACATTCACTGGTGCAGGTGCTTTGAAAGAATCATCTGCTACTTCTACAGAATATGTACTTGAAATTCTTTACAGTGGTAATTTCCCTGCAGGACAACCAATCAAATTGTTCAATAATAACAACGATATTGCAGGATATGAATTTATAGACGCAACAAACAACATTTCTGGTGAAATGCATTCGTCTAATGAGAACACTTACACACCTACACTTGACACAACTGCTGTAAATATCAATCTTTATCTTGAAAAATCAAAAGTTCCAAATAAGTTGTTTGAGAACATTACAGCAATGACAAGACTTATTATAGGTAATACAGGAGGACATGAAGATGACGACATTAATGAGTTAGGCTCATCAATATGTGCAGGATGTACAGGATTAACAACTGTTTCTCTTAATGAACATATCAGTGGTCTGTCTTACCGCACATTTGCAGGATGCACTAATTTAGATGAGTTATGGATTTACTTTGTAGGTGAAGATCCAGATACTCATGATCCAGTAGGTATGCCATACAATGCAAACTCATTAGCGTTAAATGGAACAAGTGAAGAACTTGAACTTTACGTTCCAGATAAAGTTATATCATGGTATGAGCAAACAACACCATGGAGTAACTTGACTATAAACTCTAACAGATGATTTTATAGCACAATTTTTACACATAAACAAGTTGAGCAAAAATAGTTCAACTTGTTATTTTTATATAGATATACTACAAATTAATCATATAAACACCTATGAAGATCACACTTAAGGATAAAACATTTGATCTACATTATAGCATGCGTGGCTATATACTTTATGAGAACATAATGGGAAAATCAATGTCATTCGATGACAAGTATAGCTACACTTCACTATTAGTATTATTGTATTCGTTCATCGTAGGCACAATACAGCGTGATAAGCTTGACATCACATTGTCTTACGATGAATTCATTGACTATGTAGATGACAATGATCCACAGAAACTATTGAAAGAGTTCAGTGAATGGTTCACTTCTCAACTTAATTTCAACAGCGACTTGAAAGATGTCACAAATGAAGAAATAGAAGAAGTGAAAGAAACAGGAAAAAAATCCTGATAGTCCATGAGTATCTAAAATATCTTGTGATAACAAACAAAATGGTATCATACGAATACTTCATGGATGATATCATGGACTATGAGATAGAGTTACTTATAAAGAACATACACTGGTCTAACAAAGTGTCATGGGAACAAACAAGGATGGTAATGTATTCTTCTGTGCTACCGTATATGAAGAAGGGGTTGAATAAGACAGCTAAAGATCTTCTACCATTGCCTACAGATGATGCAGGTTACAAGTTCGAGACAGAACATGATATAGAAGTCACAGATGACCAGTTAGACAAATTAAGACAACACGCTCAACAGTTAGAGCAATTTTTCAAGAAAAACAACAAAACAAACAATAAGTCACAAGAAGTGTGACACTTGTTTGAAAAATAAAATAGATTTCAAACATAATGGCAAACAGAGTAACAGTTCCAATCACAGCGACTGATGAAGGTTTTAAACAAACGATACAGACTTTACAACAAAACGCTGAAAAGTTTGCAGATTCATTAGGGAAAGCAGGAAAACAAACAAATACTTTTAACGGACAACTTCGTACAGCTAAAAAAATGGCTACGGAACTTGCTGCTGCATACAGCCAGCTTGACGATGAAGCTAAGAACTCAGACTTTGGCCGTCAGATGTACGCTCAGATGCAAGAAGCGTTGAAAGTCGCCGGTGAGATGACAGACCTTAAACAAGATGTGATACAGAACATTAACGCATTAGCATCTGACACGTTGGTATGGGATGGTATGAAAGAAGGAATAGGCGTAGTGTCATCTGGATTGCAAGGATTAGCGTCTTTATATGGTCTGTGTGGCGGTGAGACAAAAGAGTTCGCTAAAGCACTTGTAGCGGTCAACGCAGTACAGTCTGTAGCTAATACGTTAGTAGGAATAGGAAACTCATTGCAGAAACAGTCAGCGTTGATGACAATGCTTCGTACAGCAAGGTCAAAACTATTCACAGCAGCACAGACAACAGAGACAGCAGCAATCAACGCAGGAACTATGGCACAGATCAAAAACAACCTGGCTGTGTTGGCTAATCCGTATGTAGCAGCTGCTGCAGCAATAGCAGCATTATGTGCAGGAATATACCTATGGGTTAACGCAAATGATGATGTCACTGAATCTGAAAAACTAAAGTCAGAAGCGTTGCAATCATTATCAGACGAGTTGGAGAATTCATCAAATGAAGTAGGTAAACAGATAGCAGCATTCAAGATATTGCAAAGTGAGTATCAGAGAGCAGATGGTGATCTTGCTACGATGAAAGCTAACATGTCTAATTTCGATGAAGTGTGCAAAGCAGCTAACCTTACATTGAAGAAACAGTCAGACGCTGAAGTTGTACTTAATAAATTAGCACCATTGATGGTGAAGAAATACCAGATTGAAGCAAGAGCAGCAGCAGCAAGTGCTGCAGCAGCTGCAGAATATGGTAAGATATTAGCTAAAGTAGCAGAGATACAGAAACGTATTGCTGCAGGTGAGACAATAGATGAAGGTGATCTAAAAGCTTTAAACATAGATCCAAGCAAGGTTGGTGCGATATTCAAACGTGAAGGTGGATTGGATGACATGTTCGCATCAGTGTTCCAGCCATCAGCACAAGATTTGAAATACATCGGTAGCAATCTTGAAAAAGACATGCAGAATCTTGCAACTTTAGCGATAGACGCATTTGATGACAAATTCAATCTGTTCGCTAACATAAATATTGACGCACAGAAAGAACTTGCTGACATCAGTGAAAAATTCAAAGCAGAAGGTGTTGATTTAAGTAAGGTATACAATGCTGGTACTGTTAAAGAGTCAACAACTAAAGCAGCTAAACATGTAAATAAAACGTCAAAAGAAATAAACATCCTGACTTCTACAATAGAAGGTTGTGACAACGTTATCAAAAAAGCACAGCAAGACATAACGAAGTTAGATCACAATTCGTCTGATTTCTTGTCTAAACTTATCAAACTTAACGCAATTATATTATCTGCTAAGCAAAGTAAGTTTGAATTGATTGACAGATCTACTATACAAGGAATGAAAGAAGCTAAGACATTAGCACAAGACATATTGCAATATCTTGAAGTAGGTTCTGAAGATTATGAGAAATGGAACGATGAAGTTGACAAGTTGAATGAATCAATGTATGAATACCTGAACAGTGTCGCTAAGTCAGGTAGTTCAAAAGCGTTGAAAGACGTTCAGTCACATGTTGAAGACATCATCGCTAACTTACCAGAAGGTAGCGCAGAATTAAAGAAATGGGTTGCTATATGGAAAGAGATAAACAACAAGATAGAAACTGCAGATGAACGTATTGGTAACTTGAAGGCTGGTATAGAACAAGGTTCATTAGCACAGATAGATCAAGAAATAAGTAAATTAAAGAGACGCTTAGAGAACGAAAATCTTGAATTAAGTGTACGTGCTGAGATTGAATGGGAGATTGAAAAATTAGAGCAACAGAAAGCTAACATAAATCCAGAATTCGTTATAGCAGACCAGAAGCCAATTGACATAACATTTGATTATAAGAAGACAGAACTTGAAAAAGTGCAGCGTGACTTAGACCATATACAAGAACGTTGGAACTACTTACAAGAACTTAAGAAAGACAAGAACACTCCAGATTGGGGACTTGAACTAATAAATGATCAAATAGACAAGTTGGCTCCTAAACTTCAGGAGTTGAGATCTAAGGCTAGACTAACAGAACTAAACGAAGACTTCAAAGAGATCAAAAAGACACTTTCATTAACGACATATGATGCGTTCACTGGTGGAATAGACGGATTGCATTCAATGTATGACGCTATTGACGGTTTATCAGATAAGATAGACAACGCTAAAAACGCGTTTGAACAGTTCTTTGCTATATTCGATGCTATATTTTCTATTGTAGATACGATCATATCAATGGTTGATACATTCAATGCGTTGTCACAAGCTATCACTACGTTCAACGCTGTAAGTGAGACAACTAAAGCATTGAATGTTGAAAACGCTGCATCAGCAACGTCTGAAGCTGCAGCGACTGAAGGGTTGGTCGCAGCTAAGATATCTGAAACAGCAGCAGAGACAGCAGCTATTCCAGTTCAGGCTACTGCAACACAAGTTGCTGGTAAATTAGCCATCGCACAGATGGATTTAGCAGCAGCTAACATCGCAGCAGCTCATTCAGAGATACCATTTGTCGGACCAGCTTTAGCAGCAGCAGGTATTGCAACAGTCACAGCAGCAGTCGCAGCAGCACATGGTACTATGATGGGATTGCAAGCGTTTGAATCTGGTGGTATCGTAAGAGGATCAACAACAATGGGTGATGGTATACTTATAAGAGCGAACGCAGGTGAGATGATATTAAACAACAGACAGCAAGAAAGTCTGTTTAAGATAATAAACAACGGAAGCATATCAAGTGAGAACAGCCTTGTAGGTACAACGATTAAAGTGAAAGGTTCTGACTTGTTCTTAAGCTTGAAAAACTATAGCAAAATAACAAACAAAACACTTTGAGGAAATGAAAATAAGCGGATCATTTAAAACACAAGACAACAACACAATCAGAGTTGTTTTCTACAATAAGAAAAACACAGCAGCGTCAATCAACATAAATACGTCTGATGATATCTATTTTGGTGATGAGCCAGTCATCATAACAACTGAAATAGATGACACGTTCGCGCATCTGTTGAAAACACAAGCTAAGATCACTTTAGTTACAAGGAGATGGTTGGGAGATTATCTGTTTGCTGACAACACTAAATCTATAGTAGTCAACATCTGGAAAAATGATGTATGCATCTTTGCTGGTTATGTTTCAGCGAATATATATAACCAACAATACTCTCATGAATTAGAAGAGTTAGAGATCAACTGCATTGACACATTGTCAACATTGAAGAATAGACATCTTACAGATGACACTACATATGAAGATCTAGTAGCTCAGTCTACAATAAGACCGTTTAGTTGGTTCTTTGACAAGATAAACCTTGAAGATCTAGCAGGTGTGATACCAAATTTACCAGATTTTCCAGTTGAAGAGATGCATGCATGGTTTGAGACAGGTTGGGGTCGTGATGTCAATGACGATTCATCAATCAGTTATTATGGCATAGAATCAGAATGCGTGATATTAGATGAAGATGCAGCAGTCGCTACAGGTGAGACAAGACGTGGTGAAGACAAGACACCTACATACATACAGAGTGAAGACACTTGCATCGTTGACGGAATACAGTATTACAAGAAATACGCTTGGATCACTGTGAATGGAGAGTTAGTCAACACCGGTGACTGGATAGTGGGTGATCCAACTGATGAGATGCCGTATGTGGTTAGTACACGTAATGAGATAGACGGATGGACAAATGGAGTGTTGCCACAACCGTTTGATTTCTATGAGCATTACACTACATATAACACATACTCTAACGGAATGGAGATCGCTGCATCTGACGGTATAGGTGACAACATACCTGAATATCCAAGCACAACTTCACATGGTTCATATTATGAGTTCAGACAAGGCAGTGCAGATGATGTTGATGTAGATGAAGACACAGGATATATCTATTATAAAGACTATGCATGGGTATGTGTAAACAATGAATGCACTAATAGTGGACAGTGGCAACGCGGAAATGTGAAATCATATCCTGCTGGAACTCATACAGCTATAACAGGATGGCAGTATAATGATCCTGCCGTAGCGTTTGAATACTATGAGACAATATCACATTATATAGACTATAGTGACGGAACATCTGAACTAGACTACACTACAATGGGACATCAGATTCCATTAACACCTAACACAACTACAAATGGCTCATATTATGAATTTAGACAAGGTGGTGCAGATGATTTAGACATTGACCAAACAACAGGATTTGAATATTATAAAGAATATGCATGGGTTATAGTTAATGGTGTTGCAGAACGGACAACAAACTGGAGACGTGGACAAATGTATTACAATGGTTATAATGAACAATATCTAACTATTGAAGCTACATCAAACGGCGATGTCACTATAACTTTAAAGTCAAATCTTACAACAAATGATTTAACAACATTCAGTTACAGTAAAGACCAGACAAATTGGACTACATGGACAAATGACCAACAAGGCACAATCATAACAGTTCCAATGTCAGCGGGTGATAAGTTATATTTGAAGGGTTCAGGACAAAGATATCACCATACAAATGAATATAGTAATACAACTATTAGTACAACATGTAATGCAGATATATATGGTAACATAATGTCGTTGTTGTATGGTGACAATTTTGTAAATTCATATACTGTGTATAGTTATTCATTCCAAGGATTATTTGGAGGTCAAACACATATAACTAATGTAGAAAATTTAGTATTGCCTGCTACTACATTAGCAAATTATTGTTATTCTTATATGTTCTTTGAATGTACATCACTTACAACAGCACCTGAACTACCTGCTACTACATTAATATCTTGGTGTTATGAGTGTATGTTCTGGGGATGTACATCACTTACAACAGCACCTGTATTGCCTGCTACTACATTAGCAAATTATTGTTATTCTAGAATGTTCTCTAGATGTACTGCACTTACGACAGCACCTGTATTGCCTGCTACTACATTAGCACATGATTGTTATGCTTATATGTTCTTTGAATGTACATCACTTACAACAGCACCTGAACTACCTGCTACTACATTAATATCTTGGTGTTATGAGTGTATGTTCTGGGGATGTACATCACTTACAACAGCACCTGAACTACCTGCTACTACATTAGCAGAGTGGTGTTATGGAGGCATGTTTAGAGATTGTACATCATTAACGACAGCACCTGAACTACCTGCTACTACATTAGCAGATCATTGTTATAGTTATATGTTCAGAGGATGTTCTAATCTATCATCAATCACAATGCTTGCCACTGACATTTCTGCAACAGATTGTTTATCTGACTGGGTTAATAGTGTTGCTGCAAGTGGTACGTTCACTAAAGCAGCTTCAATGACAACATTACCAACAGGTACATCAGGTATACCATCAGGATGGACAGTAGTAGACGCAGCATAATTGAAAATATAATTTATCACAACATATAATATGGCTACATCAAGTATATATAAATCACAATACTTAACTATTGAAGCTACATCAAGCGGCAATTTTACTATAACTTTAAAGTCAAATCTTACTACAACTGATTTAGCATCATTCAGTTATAGTAAAGACAAGACAAATTGGACTACATGGACTAATGACCAGCAAGGCACTACTATAACTGTTGCAATGAACAATGGTGACAAGTTGTATCTGAAGGGTTCAGGACAAAGATATCAACATACTTTAAACACGGCTGGCAAAACATTTTCAACAACATGTGATGCAAAAGTTTATGGTAATGTGATGTCGTTGTTGTATGGTGACAACTTTGAAAACGCAGACACTGTGTATAGTTATTCATTTAATAATTTGTTTTATAATTGTCGAAAAATAACTATTGACAATCTTGTATTGCCTGCTACTACATTACGCATATATTGTTATTATGGTATGTTCCGTGCATGCACATTGATAACAAAAGCTCCTGAACTGCCTGCTACCACATTAACAAACAATTGTTATGCTTATATGTTTAATGGATGCACTGCACTTACGACAGCACCTGAACTTCCTGCTACTACATTAGCAGGCAGTTGCTATGCTTATATGTTCAATGGATGTACATCACTTACAACAGCACCTGCTCTGCCTGCTACCACATTAACAAACAATTGTTATGCTTATATGTTTAATGGATGCACTGCACTTACAACAGCACCTACACTACCTGCTACTACATTAACAGAAAATTGCTATAGAAATATGTTCACTTATTGTAGAAATCTTAACAAAATAAAGATGTATGCGACTGACATATCTGCAAGTACTTGTTTATATAACTGGGTGAACAATGTAGCATCTACTGGTACATTCACTAAATATTATACAATGGAATCTTTACCAACAGGTGATTCTGGTATACCATCTGGATGGACAGTAAAAAACTATAACCCTCACGGATATAGTGGAACAGTCTTCCACTACGGAGACGAGATACCAGGCTACGTTAGCTATACTTACACACCAAAGATATGGTATGACAAAAGCAAGTCAGTCAACAGCGACACATTCAATGGGCCGTACGGTGCATCATGGGACATATTCAGTGAGCTTGGAATCTCAGAATCATTGATACTTGGAGAGACCGAAGACGACCTATGGAACTATGAAGAGATACTTGAAGAGATATGCAAGTATTTCAATCTGCACATCATACAGATAGGATATGACTTCTACATATTCGACTGGGAGACTGCTAAATCTGGAAACTCTGTAGAATGGGTAGACTTGCTTACAGGGAACACACAGCAGAAATCATATAATACCATCACAGTGACAAAATCAATGTACTCAGATGACTCAACGCAGATCACGATGGGTGACGTATACAACCAGATAGTGCTTGAAGACAAAGTTGAAGATTTTGATGATGTTATACTGTCACCGTTTGATGATGAAAACTTGTATGATATTGCACCACGCCAGAAATACATGGATGAGATTTACGCTACGGGTGAAGGTGACAAAGCATATAACGCATTTAAGTCAATGGTTGGTGGCGCAACAGGCACGACATACGGCGATAGTGATTCGGGATGGAAACGTGAGTGGTATTTTAAAGTTAAAGGTTCTAAGTTTTGGAGATTCTTGCTTAACGGCAACGATAACTACAGTCAAATCCCTACTGACAACAACGGTAAAAAATACAAACAATGGATGCTCGCAAAATACGTTGAACAAACACCATGGGCGTCTGGCATATTCTCATTTGGTGCGGGTGAACGCACGAACCAAAAGAACGTAGCAGATGTACAGAACATCACATCTTTCACAGATTACATCGTTATCAACGTGCAAGGAAATGGTTATGACGAACACCGAGGTGGCACGCAATACATGTACCCCAATGAAAATTCAATTGAAAATTGCGGCATGAAAATAGAGTATGTGAACGCAAATGATGGTGTATATTCAAGTGCGGATTCAAGCATAACGAATTATCTTATTTTCAACGGAAACATACACATGACGATTGCTGCACCACGTACAGGTTCACAAGGTCATGGCACATACATCATGCCTTTATCATACAACAATTGGACCAAGCGAATGAACAATGGTGAATTCGGTGCAAACGGGTATTACGTTGATGATGTGGTGTTTAAACGCCGACTGAATACGTTCCAAAACGTGAAAACGATGATTTCAAACGGAACAAATTTCAAATACTATGTAGTCGGTAGCGATGACAATGACGATGGACGTTATTATACAAACGTTTTCTATAACCAATACTATTCTAATTATTCGCCAACACCATCATGGAGTGAAAACTTCATATTACCACCTGAATGCGCCGAAGGAGACATATCAAAGCGTTTTAAATATGATTTAGCTGGTAATAAAAGTTACAACGGCTCAACACAGACAGGATGGGACACGATTCCATACATTGATGTGCTTGCGTGCCAATTGCAAATCGGTGACAAATATTGTAGTGAACGAGTCGTGAACGGACATAAAGTGTTCGATTGGCTGACTGAGCAAGAATTACGGGCACAAAACCGTTGGTTGGTGAAAAGTGATGGCACGTTAAAAATAGACGCCTATATCTATTTGGCTATTGACATAAACGACGGAGAATATCTTATCGGTCAAAACCACAAAATTTACAACAATATCTCTACAGATATGAATTTGTATAAAACAGGGATGGCTATACCTTTGCCAAGTGATGAACACCTTTCAGGAGAATTGCGTTTTTCAATTGTTGGTGTTGTGAATTCTTGTTTTGGTCAAGGATTCTATCGTCACTCCACGTGGTTTCGCCACTCTGCATGGGATAGTTCACAATTGAGTATTATGCCGCACGTTGATAAAATATTCATCGGCAAATTCGATGTGTCACTTGTGTCTGACAATGGTAAGATAAACACCAATGGAGACAATGACATCATATACATGTCAGACGAGCAGAAGACATACATCAATAAGAAAGATGACATAGAATTCAAATTCAACACTGCACTGACTGCTGAAGAAGCTTATAAGATGGGTGTTAACCCTATATTGGCAAAATCTACTGTTGTGAACATGAGTACTGGTGATGCAATACTTAACATAGTCAACAATGTGACTTCTGAGACAGACAAACCAGAAAAACATTATGTCGACGCATACTACAGAGAGTACAACCAACCAAGAATGATAGTTGACACTTCATTTGTTGAGACAGATCAAGTAGTGAACTTCAACAAATATGAGTTCCCATACATTGATAATAAGATGTTCTATGTTGTCAAAACAGAGAAAGACGTGAAGAGAGAGAAAATCAATCTTACTCTAAAAGAAAGAAATTCATAAAGCACACAATCATGATAAACATTAAATCTTTCGTTAAAAGAAAAGGAGTTACAAATAACCAGACAAGTTCAAATAGTTCTAGTAGTTCATCTAGCACTACTAGTCTAGCGGACACTTGGTTCTATTACAATGATGATAACGGATTTGTGACATGTCGTTATCCGTTATGCAGTGTAGCAGATGTTGTTGCGTTTGCTGATGGGACTGAAGCAGGTGGTGGATCTGGTGGTGGATCAAATGTTGAAGTGATAGATAATTTAGAGTCTACAAGCACGGTGGCAGCGTTAAGTGCTAATATGGGACGCAACCTTAAACAGCTCATAGATGATATACAAACACAAAGTGGCGGAGGCGGAACAGCTACGTCTATAGATTGGCAGAACATTCAAAACAAGCCATCCAATTACCCACCAAGCCAACATACTCATAGCATATCAGATGTTACTGGATTACAAAATAATCTAAACACATTGTCAAACAATATAGCTACGACACAGTCTAACCTACAAACACATATAGCTGATTCGTCTGTGCATGTAACTGCACAACAGCAGAACATAATTAATCAATTGACACTTGAGCAAATCCAATTCATTGTAAGGCTTATGCAGATATGTACAATAGATTCAAACGGAAATATCACATTTAATGGTAATGTTAACAGCCGCCAGAATGTCACTGCAATGGTTTAATCCTTCCAAGAACCCAACCGTTATTAAGATATTGGTGTAATTCATCAGGTTTAACATACGTGTTGATTACACCATTGTTTATCATTTTTCTACCTAATTGTGCTTGAGTTAATTTTTGTTTTGTTTCTTCAGTAGGATGTCTACCTTTCATCTTTTCTTTTGTTTCTTCAGAAGGTGAGATTCCTCTATTCCATGCTGGTTTACCGAAATTAGGATTTTTCTCACCTAAATTTGCTTTACTTTGTTTCTTTTTTGTCTCTTCAGAATGATGAAAATGTCTATCTCTGACTACATTTAGTTCAGGATTCAACTTATTTATAAAAAACGCTTCCCTGTTTAAACGATACGTCTTATCATCAATATCATGTGTTTCTAAAGTTTTACCATAGTATTCGTCTTTATTGAATGGAGTACGTTTTCGTGTTAAATGATATTTTATCCTACCGTTAATGTCTCTTGACTCACCCACATAAACACATTTGTTATCGCTTTTTCTTAATATACCGTATATGCCTACCATAACATTAATATTAATACATTTTACAATAAAAAAGACCACTAAATTTTAGTGGTCGGTAATTTCGTTCAAGTATGTCGTAGCATATAACTTAATATGCTAATGTATAATTTAAAATGATAATATCTATGTAGACAATTCAACTAAAAACCTTATTTTTAAATACAAGGAAACTACAATAACTTATGAGTATCAATATAAAAGATATCAAAAACACGTTAAGTGAGTGGACGTTTAATCTTGGCTCACTATGCAAGTCTAGTAAGGTCAACAAGTGGTCGTTCAGAAAACCCGTAAACTCTACAAAGATGACACAGTTGTCAGACAATGACTACTTCAATGTGGATGACGGGTTCAACTTGTCAACATTCAATTCTGCACAATTGATGATAAATGAACTACAGAATCCTGACACAGACTTATGGGAGTATGTAGACAGGGAAGCTCCATATAGACTGTCAGATTTCTCAGACTACGTTCATTATGCACCTGTGATGTTTGAATTAAGCTTCGTTAATCTAAACACTGGCACTTATGGAGAGACATTGCGCATATCTTGTTCATCAGACATACAGTGGTTTGTTAACAACTTCGCTACTGCAAAAACATTGTCAAGTACAGGAGACTTGATTTTGTTGATTTTTGAACGCAATAAAACATACGATCAATCAGGTATGCAAACTATTGGAATATACAAGGTTTGCCAGTTTATGAACTTTGACGGGGAAGACATCAGGTTCAAAATACCTGATTCATCATCAATACAAACGGGAGAATATACACTCGTTCCCTGTATTTCTACAGCAACCTATCGCTTCGACGATGGAGAATTCTATAATTACAATCCAAATACAGAAACGCTTGTAGGCCAATGGTTGCCTTTTCCACCACACACAAAGCTGAACTTCAGTATAACACAGACATCACCCACCCATCTTGATTTCTTTTCACTATTTGATTTCAATGATTTCTATGCTGTGTCATTCGACTACCAAGCACAGAACTATGAGTTGCGTGACGTAACATTCAATCATTATATGTATTACAACGGTTCTAATAATAGACAATTCACTGTGAGTGTCGAATATTATTATGACAACACTGCAACACCTGTAATGATAGGACAATGTTCAAGGACGATGAACAAAGACAACATAGTAGAGACTGCAAATATTGTGTACAGAGGGCCAATCACTGTCATCTCAGACGCTCGCCTTGAAGACGACATAATTAGCATAAGATACGTTGTAAATATATCATCAAACGGCGAGACTCAGACAAAAACATTAAACGCGACATTAGAGAAATCATGAAAAACAATAGAGAGACATTGATGGAATGCATCAACAACCTTGATGACAGAACAAAAGCTAAAAGGTACTTATGGATCCTTATAAGTGCTGTAGCTATGATAGTGGTAGG